CTCCCTACGCAGCGTTCGTGTCAGTTTAATTAGACTGTGACAAGGTCGGTAGAAAATTTAGTGGGCGTTTCGAATCTTGTTGTAGTACGCAAACTTCGGCCGGCGATCCCAAATCGCATCATAGTGCCGGAGCCCGCAGTAATCAACATAACCAAGATCACGGAGCTTCGTAAATGTACCGCGCTTCGTCACCTTAGTGACTTTCACGGTCTCCCATCCCATGTTTAGCGTATATTTCTCTGGCCAATGCATTGTAGGGTGATAAATATCACTTTGCTTTGGTGAGGCATATCGCACAAAATAATCTACCCAGCATGTTGGGAAGAGGTCTAGTTTCACTTGTAGAGGCAGTAAGTCGCACTTTGACGACAGCATTCCTTCTATAAGTAATTGAGTTTGGACATCCACTTTAAAAATCTTTTCCATTAGTAAACGTGTGGACATTTGTACTGGCTTGGTTGGTAGAGGTTTGGCTTTTCCGTTTTCATCTCGTTGAACATCGCGAAGTCTTTGTTCGCGTTCCCACCATCCCTCATTAGGCAACCAATTGCCGAGATTAACGTGCTTGGTCATTCGTAGACCATATAAGCCCAATTCTTGCAAAATTGGGCATCCCGGATATTGCCAACATAAACTCTCAGACTTGGCCTTCAGCAACTTCATTTTCGTCGCTGTATTGGCTTTCACATATTTATGTGTAGTCCAGCCAAATTTGGCCAATGGCTTGAGAGGCTCTGCTATGTTGACGTCACAATCTGGGTCAAAGACAATACCACAAAAACTAGCTTCGTAAAAATTGTCAAACATGACTAGCTTGATGTTGAACCCTAGAGATGCATAATCAGCGGGACTTGGTGAGCATCCAATTACGGACGCCAGACCATCGTCACCTTCAACAACCATTTTGATCGAACCCCCAAGCTCACTGACAATGAATTTGTTAATCATTAGATTCGCAAATCCATTGGAGCAAGAGGTGTCCATTTCACCTGACAATCGGACTGCCAAGAGCCTGACGAGAAAAGTCTTGTACTCAATCTCGTTCAAAGAGGCTTTGGCTTCCAGGATCCAGCTGACCATCCGTAGATAATCACCCATACCCGAAAGCATATACCTTAATAGCTCAAAGTCAGTAACATCCATTATCAATTGTGTGAATGAACTTTCATATGCTGTGAAGTCTGTCTGCATGTATCGCGCCCCCGGTCTATACAATCTGTGTTTGATGTATGACGGTCTATCCATCATTGGGATATGCTTAATGAAAGCAGGGTCTTTATATAGTTCAGTTTCTATGTCCTTTATCATGGGACCAAAGAAACATTTAAAGACATCCGACCGTGAATTGATAGATCGAGGGTACTTGTACTCTGGATAGGATTCGTCTTTCAAGAAAGCCTTTGCTCTTACTGTTTTATTGGTAATTAATGCAACGTTTTTCTCCCATAGACTCAATAATTCTTTCTTCCTTTCTTCTGTATAGTTGGTTTCCGCAAGCCACTTGACTACATCAAAAGCATGAGTAGCAGCAAACGGTTTCATTTTCCTTCGCAACCATCTTTGGACAAATCGGCGAAATCTCCGAATTTTGAAATGATCTGGTCGCGGCATCTTAATTCCATAGCGCTTCCTAACAGAAGCGACTGCCCCCAATTGGTCCCCAATATCAGGGTGAGGGGGCAATGCACCATCAATTAACGGTCCCAGTGACGCATAAGCGGGGATTCTCTTTGAGGAATCGTGCGTCCTGGGCTTTGTGATCGAAAGAGACACTTTAGATGGTGTCAAATGTGGTAAAAGCACCTCTTTCGGACGGTATCCATAAGCTATTTCACAGGGTCGGCGCTCTCCGTCCAGAGCGCCACCTCGAAGTTTCCCGTACGTTCATTCTCGAAGAACCGCTTGAGAGCCGACACGTAGATGACCGTGTTCATCGCCAGGTTCTCTTTCTTCAAGGTCCAGAATTTGTTGTAATTAATAGTCGTTAAATTAGATACGAGGAGGCGTACTCTCTCCAAGTAATCTCTTTGATTCATGTATGTCAATCCTTTCAAATCTGCTATATCAGCAGCGATAATGGGTAGAAACTTTAGCTCTGTTGAACAGGCATCATTCGAACGCACACGGAGCCACCTTGGTAGCGCGGCTAGCGGTGTGCTAATTAGCCTAATAAAGCTTTCGACGCCTTCTTGGATAGGATCGAAATAGGGATCATAGGTACGGACCTTAACTATAGCCTTAACTAAAGCTGTGATTTCCAAATCACCAACTTTTGTTGCGGTGTGCCGAAGGTCAACCTCTTCATGTGATTCCAACTTAATTCGTTTTATCTTTCCAATAGACATCGTATAAAGATCTCTCATTCTCAAAAATCGGGGTTTCTGTTTTTTGGCGATTAAATGCCAATAACGACTAATGTCAGCGGGATGGATCATCTTGTTCCCAGTCACATAGATGAAAAGTAACAAAGAGCGGAACGCCCAGGTTAAGGCGTACATATAATAATCAAGAACCTCAGTCATGAACCAATCATAGTTGCGTTCAAAACTGGTTGCTATGTAATAATAGTGCTCAGGGTAAGCCCATTGTATTAATTCTAAATAGGTCGGCGAGTGTAAATAATATGGTTCCCACTCGTAATTAAATGCGGATCCATAATAAATAATAGTCGCAACCGGGTAAGTGGTCACCCAGATTAAAGAATTTATTGTTGAGACAAGTAGGGCATTAAGCCAAAAACATCCCATCAACACTTGATATTCAACATAACCTAATATCCAAAAGTTCTTCAGCAACTCACGCTCGACGTAGCTATCAAACATCTTCATCTTGTCTAGATATTTGACAACTATTCGTGCATAGGGTGAGATTGCCCAAGGCAGCATATATAAGAACATTGCTGCCAGGGTGAAAACAATTAGCCAGGTCCAATGAATGAACATGTAGCGTATGATTCGCTCGGGTCTATTTTCGGCTTTAATATCAATGCTGAATCCGGTGGCGCTTTTTGTAGTTGTTCTGATAAATCCTTCCAACCGTTTATTCAGTGATTTCTTTTCGTCGAGTGGTCCTCCATCATCTCCAGAAGGGTCAGATGGATCATCGTCACCCCCCCGTGGCGGACTGGAGGGTGGTGTTGGGCTAGATGGGGACGGAATAGGTGCCGGTTCAAAAACCGTAACAGCCACCTTCTTCACGTCAACAGCCTCATCTCCTAACGCTGTAGAATCTAACTTCAATTCAGCGCCGCTAAGTGTTGAGACGGTGAGATTCTTGCGCATCTCCGGCGAGATCGCCGGTGCAGCACATGAAGCTCTGAGACTCGTCTCGAAATGGTCTCTGGCGGACTTATAGTCCTCGGGTGTCCTAAAGACATACATCTCGAATTCACTCAAAGTATCAACATAGTAATGATTCTTAATCCTTTCCTTTATTGTCTTTGAGGCCGAGCAGTCACCTTGGCATCTTCTTATCTCGTCATCAATGAGCTCTCTAGTTCTAGTCTTATACATGGGCAAATGTGGTCTGATGAAGACCGAATAAACCTCGTTCTCATAGAAGTCCTCCCCCCAGAACACGCTCTCAGCGTTTGGTCTGGGTTGGAAGTAATCTTCAATTTCACTCCACATCCTGCTGAAGCACGGGTGCGAAGGTGGGAAACAAGTGAATACTATATCGTAGACTATGCAAGTTAAGTTGTGCCTTTCGGTTCCTTGGTTTAGGTCATAGCGCTTGCCGATTTGTCTCTTAAGCATCTTCTTGAGCAAGCGTCTTTTCTTCGCAGCAATATCAAAGCCTATCACAGAGCTTGATTGCTGTTCGCGGATTTCAAATAATAGGTCCGCTATCTCTTCCTTACTGATTCCTTCATTGGTAGTTGAAACGTCCGAAACTGTACTACCAGTTAGTTTTGCGTCGGTTTGTATGTGGTCTGAAGTTAGTTTTCGCTTGCAACCTTAGGGGTACTAACCCAGGGTCACTAATTTCCATCTCTATTCGCGTAAAGAGTGGACCTTCTATTAGGCTAAGAGCTAATGCGATTTTCTTCATCGCTAGCATAGAGCGTAGATAGACTTATTTAACATAATATACATATTCACAACTAATTTACAACATTAAACTACATATTAACAGGACAGATTTTGAACAGATCCGATTACTGCTGTGTTCTCATCAAACACAAAGAGCTCAGGTTTCTAGTAAGGAGTGGTGTTCTTTTAAACACCCAGAGCTGCCGATTGTACGCCTCAGGGCTGCAGGGCTGCCGGTTTCGCTACCAGATCACGAAGACGTGATAGCTAAATGGTCGGACAGCCGAGCTATGTTAGGCGGTGTATTCATAAAGTAGCAAGGTCCCCCCGTGGGACCTCACACCAAAATTATTCACCGCTTCACCTGTATCCCCCTACCACGGGGTAGGCCAAATTGGTCATCGGCATTG